CCAAAACATGGTCCTGGAGCAACCGCTGATTCTCTTTATGGGAATCAAAAGTTCCTCCAACTTACTTGGCCATGTCGCCTTGAACCTTACTTCCCTTACGGGGAGATGGTTCTTCCTAACTGGTCCTATTGGGAACAGCTAGGAGAGGTTGACTTCCTTGAACCTGGAAATGAGATGCCTGTAAAGGTTATCTCAGTTCCTAAGACGATGAAAACTCCTCGCATTATCGCAGTGGAGCCAACTGCTATGCAATATGCACAGCAGGCTCTTCTTGCTCTGATGCGTGAGGCCATTGGCAGTTCTTATGTCAATGACTTTATCGGCCTGGATGATCAAACGCCTAACCAGCGTTTGTGCAGACAGGGATCGCTGAGACAGGATCTCGCGACACTCGATCTGAGTGAAGCGTCCGACAGAGTTTCCTCTGAGACTGTGGGGTTTCTGTTGAGCCGACACCGCCATTTGTTTAAGGCTGTGTTTGCTTGCAGGAGCCTTACAGCTCAGCTACCTAGCGGAGAGGTTTTAACTCTCGCTAAGTTTGCGTCGATGGGTTCAGCCCTGTGCTTTCCTATGGAGGCTGCCGTTTTTCTGGTAGCCGTTTTCCTTGGAATTGAGCAGGACTTAGGACATCGGTTGACCCGACGTGACATTCAAAATTACGTCGGGAGGGTGCGTATCTTTGGAGACGATATCATTGTCCCCAAAGACCACGTGCATTCCGTGATCGCTTCCCTTGAGTACTTCGGTCTCAAGGTCAATCGCCGCAAGTCTTTCTGGAATGGTAAATTCCGAGAGTCTTGCGGGAAGGAGTACTACGATGGCATCGACGTTTCCATTGTCAGATGCCGTCGTTTTCTTCCTTCATCGCGGAGGGACGTTCGGGAAATTGTATCCACTGTCTCGCTCCGCAACCAGCTGTTTGAAGCTGGATACGAGCGAGCAGTTGTTGCTCTTGACAGGCGATTGTGCCATGTACTTCGGCACTACCCGCTTGTTGGAGCACAATCTCCCGTACTCGGCAGGCTTCATCATAGTGCTATTAACACAAGCACCGTGATGAAACACGATCGCCCCTTGGTTAAGGGGTGGCTAATACGGTCACCAATCCCTATCAATGAGATTGATGGCTGGCCTGCCTTGCGCAAGTGTTTGGCTTCCATGGAAGCGAGGAACCCTTCGGGTTCCACTCGACCATGGAGGTTATCCGATGTGTTAGCCACACAATCGGATCACTTGCGTCGTTCTGGGCGTCCCCGAGTCGCTGACATCAAACTCGGGATGGGCTATGCTGGGGACACATAACAACGTCCCCTTAACGGCATAACACTGCCTCTGTGAGGCTGTGTGGGGAGTCAACCTAGGAGATGCCATCCTTTATGGCATCAGTTACTTTCAAGCAGACGGCTTTTCTTAAAGCCGCACGCTTGTAGTACGCTTCCCGGCTGACTACCGGGAGGTGCACTGGGCAGTGCACCTCCCCGCC